ATTTGCAACAGTCCAAGAGAAGAAGTGTAGTACACCTGCCGATTTCTCTTGACTTATTAGAAATGCTTAATCAACAGAAGGAAGAGTATGGTTTTCAGTCTTATGTCGCACCCTACCCAACTGCGATTAGAGGTTCATACGAGCCTTATTCCCTTCATAGGCTATCCAAAGTGGCTAGAAGGACAATGAAGCTCTGTGGACTGCCTGATGAGCTACGAATAGCAGACTTACGTAGGACAGGTACAACTGAAATGGTAGAAGCAGGTGTATCTATGGGTCAGATTATGTCTGTGACAGGTCATGCAAACCCTAATAGTGTGAAGCCTTACATGAAAAATACATATGCTTCTGCTGAAAATGCATTGACAACTAGAAAAAACTATGCTATAAGCACAGATAACGTGCCGAACAAATAATATTATATATACATATAAGTGAGATATACAAATGAATATTTATAACTTTGTAACTGATTTACAACTAAGTGTAGGAGAAAGTAAAAGACTTACTTGTCCTAACTGTAATGGATATAAAACCTTTACTGCTACCAATAACATGGGTAAACTTTTGTGGAATTGTTACAAGTCAACCTGTAAAATATCAGGCTCAACACGTGTCCATCTATCTGTAGATGATATACGTGATGCCATCACAAATGATGTATTGGATTTTGATAAAGAGCATTTTGATATGCCTGAGTACGTAGTGTCACACAACTACAGGCGAGAGGTCATGGACTTCTGTGAACTGTGGGATTTAGACTGTGACAAATTGAATCTACACTATGATGTCAAGGACAAGCGAGTTGTATTTCCTGTCGAGCATAACGATACAATCGTTGATGCAGTTGGTAGGTCAGTAACAAAGTTATTGCCTAAATGGAAAAGATATGGAAAAAGTAACTTGCCTTTTGTTCATGGATGTGGTAGGGTAGCAGTTGTTGTTGAGGATTGTGTTAGTGCATCTGTGGTAGGTAGTGATGTATTAGTTGGGGTAGCTGTGTTGGGTACGTCATTGGCAGAGTCTCACAAGAAGTATCTCTCACGATTCTCAACAGCGATTATAGCACTTGACCCTGATGCCTTGCCAAAGACATTATCATTTGCAAAAGAATTACGAGGACACGTGAACGATATAAAAATAATTAGATTGACAGATGACTTAAAATATCGTACACCTACGGACATAAAAAATTTAATGAGCCTAACCCCAAAGGAGTAACAACATGGAATTATCATTAATACGAAGTCTTATGGATAAAACATTCTATGATGACCACAGAGGTGCTAAATGCCCTGACAGGTTATTCAGTAAGGATGTACGTAAGATTAAACAAACACTAGATAAAGCAATAGATATCTATGAGAGAAGTGTGACACCTGATGAGATTGAAGCATTATTTCTAGCTAACAATCCATCAATGACTACTGCACAGAAACAAGGATACTCTGCTTTGTTTAATAACATTAAGAAGGAGCAACCTCTTGGAACAGATATTGCACAAGAAGTATTATCTAAATTGTTTCAGCAAGTCGTTGGGGAAGATATTGCTAATCTTGGCTTTGACTACGTTAATGGTGCTAAATCCTCTCTTGAACCCCTTAGAAATCTTCTTGAGTTGTATGGGGATGATTTTACACCTAACCTTAATATAGAGTGGGATGATATCTCTATTGAGACATTGCTTGCTAAGAATGACTTAGAAGCTAGGTGGACATTTAACATACCTAGCCTGACACGTAAGCTAGATGGTATAAATGCAGGACATTTGATTGAGGTTGGTGCTAGACCTAATACAGGTAAGACATCCTTCCATGCATCACTTATAGCTAGTCCAAATGGATTTGCTCATCAAGGTGCTAAGTGTGTAATTCTTTGTAACGAAGAAGGTTATCACAGAGTTGGTGCAAGATACTTGACGGCAGCCACAGGTATGACTGTACAAGAAGTCAAGAATAATCCTAGTCAGGCACAGACAAGATATAAACCTGTATTTGATAATATCAAGATACGTGACGCATCTAATCGTGACATGGCATGGGTGGAGAGTGTGTGTAAGGCATACAAGCCTGACATTCTAGTGTTGGATATGGGAGATAAGTTTGCTAGGACAAGTGGATTCTCACGACCTGATGAAGCATTGAAGGCTAATGCAATACATGCTAGACAGATTGCCAAGACATATGAATGTGCAGTCTTTTACATGTCACAGTTGTCTGCTGAAGCTGAAGGTAAGATTGTGTTAAATCAAGCTATGATGGAAGGCTCACGCACAGGAAAAGCCGCTGAAGCTGACCTTATGATTCTCATAGCTAAGAATCCACAAGTAGAAGGACAAGATGAAGAAGATGTACAGAGACATCTTAATATAGTAAAGAATAAGTTATCAGGTTGGCATGGTACAGTCCACTGCGAACTTGACTACAAGACAGCGAGGTATACAGCATGAAGCTAACACTTGACGTAGAGAATACCGTTACTCATAGAGGTGGTAAGTTACACCTTGACCCATTTGAAGAGAACAACAAACTTGTTATGGTTGGTTGCCTAACAGATAAAGGAGAGGAGCATTTATTTAGAGATGACTTCACAGGTGTGCAGGAATTACTAGACGAAGCTACAGTCTTGATAGGACACAATATTGTACACGATTTGCTGTGGTTGTGGGAGTGTGGATTCAAATATGATGGCACAGTCTTTGATACCATGTTAGGAGAATACATATTACAACGTGGTCAGAAAGAGCCATTATCATTGGAAGCATGTGCGATTAGGCATGACTTAGATACAAAGAAACAAGATACAATGAAAGAATATTTTAAGAATAATGTATCTGTTGACGAGATTCCCCCACAGGAATTATCAGACTACTTATCTGCTGATTTAAAAGCTACACAACAGCTAAGTGATTCCATATACAGAAGACTAAATACAGTAGACAATGCTAATCTTATGGAGACTGTCTTGTTTACTAATCAAGTAGCTACGACACTCGCTAGAATATATCAGAGAGGATTTACTGTAGACAAGGATGCCCTAGATTCTGTTCGTGTTCAGTTTGAACAAGAGAAACAAGACATAGAGAAAAGACTTAACAAACAAGTAAAGGAATTGATGGGAGACACACCTATTAATCTTAATAGTCCTGAACAGATGTCTTGGGTTATATATAGCAGAAAGCCTTTAGACAAAACATTATGGGCAAATAACTTTACACCCTACATGGATAATGTTGACTACAAACAAATGGTAGCTACTAAGTCTACTATTGTGTATAAAACAAAGGCAGAACAATGTAAGACATGTTCAGGTGCAGGACATGTTAGAAAGGTAAGGAAAGATGGAACTCCTTTTGCTAGACCTACCAAGTGTAGTGTATGTGATTCTAGTGGCTACTTATTTATACCTGACAGAATGGTGGTAGGTGGTTTAAAATTCAATGCTCCCAATGCTAAATGGGTTAGTGCTAATGGTTTTAGTGTCAATAAGAATAATCTAGGAACACTATATACTATAGCTAAACAAAAGAATATGACTAGTGCTATGAACTTTCTGTCTGACTTACAGAGACTGTCAGCATTAGATACATACCTATCTTCTTTTGTCGAAGGTATACAGACACATATAAAGCCTGATGGTAAGTTGCATGTACGACTATTACAACACAGGACAGCGACAGGTAGATTTAGTGGTGCAGACCCTAACATGCAGAACATGCCTAGAGGTGGTACATTCCCTGTCAAGAAAGTATTTGTATCACGTTGGAAGGGTGGTAAGATACTTGAAGCTGACTTTG